TGGGCTGCGCAAGAAACCATGTTCCTGCGCGTCGTCAATGCTCCTAGCGAAGATGCCGCTGCGCAGATATTGCTGGATGCGATGCCCAAGCGCGTCATGGAGGACGCATGATGAAAGACGCGCCGATCAATCTGCCGCCCCACTTTTTTGCGACATGGCAGCCGGAATGTGGCGCACAAGTTGCTAGAGCGCACGCTGAAAACCTTATGGAACAACTCGAAGCCTCCGAACAGCGCGTAGCTGCGCTGGAAGCAGAACTGGCAGCAACGAAGAAAGACGCCGATCATCAATGTCGGCAGAGGTGCTACGAATTTGAACGCGCCAATAAGTTGGAAGCACAGATCAAGGCAGCGCATGGGCAGGCGCCGGAACCGAACGCACAGGAGGAATGATGTGCCTGCGGTTCGGAAGTGTGTGCTCCGGCATTGAGGCGGCAAGCGTTGCTTGGCATCCGCTCGGCTGGCGCGCGGCGTTTGTATCCGAGATCGACCGGTTTCCCTGCGCCGTGCTGGCGCACCATTACCCCGATGTCCCGAACGTCGGCGACATGACCAAGTTTCAGGAGTGGCCTGACTATGCAATCGACGTTCTTGTGGGAGGAACCCCCTGCCAGTCTTTCAGCGTCGCCGGACTCCGCAAAGGACTGGCAGACGCTCGTGGCAACCTCATGCTTACCTATCTTGCCATTGCTGCGCGATATAGGCCCGCCTGGTTGGTATGGGAGAACGTCCCCGGCGTCCTGTCGTCAAACGGCGGACGGGACTTTGGTGCCTTGCTCGGAGGGCTGGCAGAGCTCGGGTATGGGTTCGCCTACCGGGTTCTTGACGCTCAATACTTCGGACTGGCCCAGCGACGGAAGCGCGTGTTCGTTGTCGGATGTCTTGGAAACTGGCGACGTGCCGCAGCGGTTCTATTTGAGCGCGAAAGCCTGTCAGGGCATCCTGCGCCGCGCCGCCAATCGGGGCAAATCGTTGCCCCCACAATTGCAGGCAGTTCTAACGGCGGTGGCGCAAACGGGCCCGGCCGAGACGCCGATAGCGTCGAATCCACGACGATGGTGGCATTCCACAACCGCCAAGATCCCGACGTGTCTGGCGACGTGACGCATCCGCTAGGTGCGCAGGACAACGGCATGGGCATCCAGTGTGGCATGAGGGTCAGACGGTTGACCCCCAAAGAGTGCTGCCGCTTGCAAGGCTTTCCTGACGACTATTTGGACATCATCTACCGGGGAAAGCCCGCAGGCGATGGTCCCAGGTACAAAGCGCTCGGCAATAGTATGGCCGTTCCGGTGATGCACTGGATAGGCAAGAGGATTCAACGGGTAAACGAAATCGGAGGTGAACAATGAAAGACGCGCCGATCAATCTGCCGCCGTTGCCCGAATGGATGCTTCACTTCAACGGTCAACCAACTCGCCAGGGATTCGAGGCTCAGGACTACGCCCGCGCCGCCATCCTTGCCGACCGTGCTGCCCGCGCCCGCCAGCCAGCAGCGCAATCGGAAGCGGACATTCACTCTTGCAGCTACTACTGCCAGCGTCCTGAGTGCATCAAGCGCCAGCGGGAGGAGCAATACGCATATCGGGACAAATTCTTTATGCCAACAGAAGGCGGCGAAGGCTACTTGGTCCGTATGGAAACTGCCGGCGCATCGCCCGCAGAGCCGCCTGCCGCTACCGACTTGCTTGCGCGCGGCGAATCGATCTGGCGACGCCTTGATCCGCTGATCGAAGATCCGGTAGGCGTCACCATGGCGAGTAAGTGGATTGCCGAGGCAATGCAATTCATCCGGGAGAGTGGCAAATGAGCAAATGCGAAATCTGTGGTGAACCGATGCCGCCGGGCGAAGAAATGTTCAAGTTTCACGGCTACAGCAGTCAATGCCCCAAACCGCCGCTCCCTATCCCCCCGACTGTCAATTGGAAAGAGCGTGCCGAAGCCGCCGAACAGCGCGTAGCTGCGCTTGAATCCGGCTATGCGCGGGAACTGTCAATCCACGCCGAACTACAGCAAAAATTGACAGGCTACAAAGAAGCCTTTCAAAGGGAGCATGCGATGCGGCTGCTGGAAGCACAGATCAAGGCAGCGCCGGAGCCGCTGTACGTGGTATTCGATGGACCGCCTTCGCATGATGCCGGTCGCTTCGTGGAAGTTGAAACCATCGACGGCAAAGGGGTGTCTGTTGGGAAGTGGGAAGAACAAGTCGATGGTCTATGGCGTCTTGGCCCTTTCTACGCCTCCCCCACAGCGCCCGAACAGGAGCCGAAGCCATGACTCACACCGAAGAATGTATGCGCGCCCTGCTGCAAGAAGCTGTGACTGGATTCGGTCGAGTGCTGATTGCTACAAGCGACGATGAGGCGGTGCGCGGCTGGACGAAGCGTGCCAAAGCGTTCCTAGACACACTGCCGCCCACAGCGCCCGAGGGGATGGTGATGGTGCCGAGCGAAGCGGCCTTGCTGGCGAAACGGATCCACTATCCCGAGTGTTGGGACACCGTGAACTATCCGACATTGCTTTCCGCGCTGATTGAGTGCGTGGCGGAAGGTGGCTGCACTGCCGATCCTTGCATGATCGCCGCCGCAGGTGCGCAAGAGAGGGCGGTTCCAACCTTCGAGCAGGCGTGGGCCAAGAAAGAGGCTGAAGGCTACCGCTACGGCCACGACGCCCTCGAACAGGTGCGCATGGGCTACGAGATGGGGATCGCCGCCGTAGGTGCGCAATCGTGAACCGTGACGATATTCTCTGCGTAGCCAAGCGCGCCGGCATATCGCTTGCTAAGCGGACGGAAGGCGAGTCACTCGTGTACGTGGCGTATGATAGTGAACTCGTCAGGTTTGCCGAATTGATCGAGGCCGCAGTCCTGCGCCGTGCTCCGGTCGTGATGGTTGACAAACGCATTGCCACGTGATAAATTTCGCGTGAATGCCGCACCGGCCGGTCGCCGGTAATTGTCAGGAGATAGGTATGAAACGAATCATCGCGTGGTTTGCAGCAGATGTGCTTTTCACGAAGAGGTAGACTGATGACTTTCACCGAATACTATTGGATGGCCGCCGCCCTCGGTTTTGTCGGCTGCATAACCACGCCGTCGAAGAGTTTATCCCCGTGGGATCAGCTTTGGACATCGGTCGTCCTGGCGCTTTTGCTGGGCTGGCTCCTGTGGCCGTTTGCGCTGATCGGATCGATGCGTACGGCTCAAAGGGGTGGGAGATGATCCTTCTCCTCGACCTGTGATATCCTACCGGCTACCATGAGCCGAGCAATCACCGTCTTCGATCCCGCGCTGCGCGACCGCGTCGTCAAGATGCGCCTCAAGGGCGCGTCGATCGCCACGTTGGCCGACGTCCACAATCTATCGATGCAGGATATCGATCGCATTGTGGGCGACTATATCCTCTCGCCGGAGTCGGCCCCCGAAGACGCCGCGATCGAGCAGCAGCTGCGCAAGCTCGAAGACATGGACGACGTGGCCCAGGCGATCCAGAACAACGATCACCCGCTGTTCGCCAACGGCGTGCAGATCGGTCTGGATCCGATGGTGAAGCTCAAGGCAGTCGACGTGCGCGTGAAGATCATGGACCGGCAGGCCAAGCTCCTCGGCCAAGACCGCAAGCGCGAAGAAGCCAAAGATGAAAACGGCCGCCCCGACATGGGTGCCGACCGCATGGCCGATGCCGTGAAAGCCGTGCTCGCGCAGCACGGGATGCTGTCGCCCAGCGAGCCGATTGAGGTCGTGCCCCGCGACCGGGACGTGACCGATGTCGAGCCCCGCAGCGCATAACTTCTCCCCTGCCGAACTGCGCGCCGCGGAAGAGTTCGCGGCGCAGCACTCGTTTCGGCTGTTCGCCAAGCTGATGCACGAAGAGCTCTTCCCGGGCATCCCGTGGCAAGAAACGATGTTGCACTTGCGGATCTTTGAATTTTTGCACCGAGCGTTCACCGAGCCAGACTTTCGCGGGTGCATCAACATCCCGCCGCGCGCAGGTAAGACCCATATTATTTGCATGTGGATCTCCTGGTGCTACGGCAAGCATCCAGATTCGAATTTCATCTACGCCTCGAGCGTGGCCACGCTGGCAGAGACGAGCGCGATTCTCGTGCGCAAGATGATCGACACGCCGCTTTACAAGCGAGTGTTTCCCGATACGAAGCTCAACGAAGACGTCAACGCGAAGGACAAGTTCGAGATCGAGAAAGGTGGCGCGATGCTCGCGCGCGGCATCGACGGGCAGATCACCGGCTTTGGTGCCGGCATCACGCAAATGGCGAACTACCGTTTCGGTGGCGCGCTGATCGCGGACGATTTGCACAAGGTGAAGGAAGCGCGCTCCGAGGCGGCCAAGAACGGCGTCCGAGTGTTCGTGACCGAGACGTTCAACACGCGGGTCAATGATCCGCGCACGCCCAAAATTTACATCGGTCAGCGCGTAGCGCCAGACGATATTTTCGCGCTTTTGTGCCCAGCCGACGAAGCCACCGAGCCCCTGACGGGCGAGAAATACGAGACGTTGCGGATCAATCCGTTCGACGAGCACGAGAAATCGATCTGGGAGAACAAATGGCCCACAGCGTGGTGTCACGCGCTGCGCAAGGCTCAGCCGTGGCTGTGGGCCACGCAGTACATGCAGCAACCGTACAACCTGTCGGGGACGATATTCCAGGTCGATATGATGCCGGTCGTGCATGTGCGGCCGCCGGGCCCGGCGCTCTACTGTCGCGCGTGGGACTTGGCTGCCAGCGAATCGAAGCAGGGGAAGACGGAGCCTGACCAGACTGCGAAGGCACTGATGGGGTACTACCCGTCGGTGGCGATGTATCTCATCGAAGACGCGGCGATGTACCGCTCGCCGCCGAACGTCGTGCGCGCCGACATACGCAACACCGCCAAGCGCGACGGGCTCGAGGTCACGATTCACCTTCCGCAGGATCCGGGACAGGCCGGCAAGGCCCAGGCGCAAGATCTGGTTGCGATGCTGCCCGAGTACAAGGTGAAAGTCGAGCGCATGACCGGCGACAAGATAGCGCGCGCCGAGCCGATGGCCGCGCACCTGAACGTCGGCCTCGTGGGCGTGCTCGCGCCGTACGCCGAGCTCGTGAAATCGCAGCTGCGGCCGTTTCCCGATGCCAGCCACGATGACTTGGTCGACGCGCTCGCCGACGCCTACAATCAGCTGGCCATCCCAGACGAGGACGAACTTGCTAGAATAAAGGCGATCCAAGCGTACGAGAACGCCGCGAAGTTCGACTTCCATCCCGGCGGCGCGCGCACGGAGATCGACCCGGGCGAGTCGCCCTACGGTCCTGGCTATGAGCCCGGCGAGGAGCCGGTCTGACGAAAGAGGTGCGCCATGTGGCTGATTCTATTGATGCTGGGCATCGGCGCTCTCTTCCTCCTGTTCTGCTGGTTCGTCGAATCGCCGGTCAGCCGGCGCCGGCGCTGGGACGACTGAAATGGCCGACAGCGGCGCACCGTTCAATGGCGGCACTCCGGGCGCACTCGTGTCGCCCGGGCAGTACGCGCTCGACTGGGTGACATCGCTCGGAGGCACGCTGACCGCCGACGCCGCCGGTACCGGTATCGTTTGCACGATGCCGACCGGGCCCGACGGGCTGCCGGTGCCGCTTCCCCAGGAACTGGCGTCGATGATCGCGATTTGGCAGCAGTCGATCCTGGCCGCCACGCAGGGCAAGGTGTGGCCGCCCAACGCGCTCACGTATCCGTGCTTCGGCTTTGGCACCGTCACCGGTCTGCCGTTCGTCACATGACCCCCATCGAAGTCATGGAGGCGTGCAAGCACGCCAGGGTGAAGCTGCGGATCAACGCCGACGGCCGACTCACGGCCAATCCGAAGCGGCGCCTCTCCGACGAGCTTCTGCGCGAGCTCGCGGCGAACCGGCCAGCTATCATCGAAATCATCGAGGCGCGCCAGCTGGAGGCCGAAGGCTTCGTGGACGACACGCCCCCGCCGCCCCCGCCGCCGGAGCAGATGGGTGCCCAGATCATCGCGCGCGCGGCCGCGGAGGGCGTCGAGATTTTCCTGGACGAGCCCAGCCGCCGCGGTCGTCTGACGGTCCGGACGCAAATGGATCCCGTTCTCAACCAGCCCCGGCAGCTGCCCACGTGGCTGCAGTCGGCGCTCGGCACCCATCAGCGAGATCTGCTCGAGGTGCTGCGCGCGCCGTATTACCCGCCGCTGGATCCCTCCGCGCCGGCCGCGCAGCTGAGCATCTGGGAGAAGCTGGCTGGGCGTGTCGCCCCCGACATCCAGGATAACCAGCGGCTCATCAAGGAATTCT